ACAAGCATCACAGACGCGTCAGTCAACATCACTGTTGCGCGTCAAGTGTTACAACGTGGCATTTCTGACCTTGCAAACTCCACAGACAGCATTGGACTCAACGTCAACGCTTTAGCTGAGGATGCATTTGGGGCTGCCACTATGGCGTTCATGTCGATGGTTTGCGCAGCAGGGGCGGGCTTTTCGCAGACAGCAGGAGCAACAGGCGTGAACCTTTCAGTTAATGACTGGATGGATGCACAGTTCAACCTGACGCAGGCCTCTGCCGATGGTCCAGCCGTAGCGATTCTTTTCCCAACCCAATTGACTGATCTGCAAGCATCTTTGCGCGCTGAAACGTCAAACGTGATTGCTTACACGCCAGCAAATGCCGAATTAGTCAATCTGAAAGGGCAAGGGTATGCAGGAACTTTTAACGGTGTGGATATTTACTCTAGCTCACGAGTGCCGACAGCCAACGCTGGAGCCGACTCAGCCGGGTGCATGTTTGTGCAGGGAGCTATGGGGTACGCTGAAATGAGCGTCAATTCAGTGCGTGGCGGTTCAGAGATTGTGCCTATTGCATCATCTCCGATCTTTACTGAAATCAGTCGTGACAGTTCAGGAGCGTTGACACGCCTTGTTCACAACTATTATGTTGGGGTCAGCATCCTTCAGGATGGGCTTGGAACCGCTATTATCACAGATCGATAGTCTTGATTTTGGGGCTAGTCTGGGGGTATGCCTTTGGTGTCCTCTGGGCTAGTCTCTGGGCTAGTCTCATTTTCATGAAGAGGACACACACACATGGCACATAATTTTGAAACGACAACTACCAACGGCAATTTTGCATCCAGCACTGCAAGTTCACTTACGGGACAGGGTGCAGTTGAGAAGCTACGCATGGAGCCTAGCGCGAACTTTTTATTTATGCACCATCCAAATCGGTGGCAGATCATGAACGGTCATGTGTTGCCATGCTTGACAAAGCTCGAACAGGTGCCGGGATTGAACAACGTTTCACCTCGTGCAGGCGGTGACATGTCGTCAGCTATCGGTATGAAGATTCAAAATGGTTGGCAGATTATTCCGCACGATGTCATTGCGGGCGGATACGTCAAAAAATACGAGGGGTATAGGGGCGCAGTGCACTTGTCAATTTGGGAGACTCCCAGACAGGTGGGCCGTCGAGTGTATGACCCTGAAACAGACACAGAAGGCTTTGAGGGGTTCTTGAAAAGCTTGGTTGCAAATGGTGTGATTCAGCCCCCTAGCAAATACGTTTTGAGGGACTTGGTTGAGCGAGCACAGCAGGCGGTTGATCGTTCTGCACCTTTCACAGCCACCGAGGCGGGAAAGGCGATACATCAGCGAATGGTTGAAAAGCTTGAGGCGGTTGAGATTGCCTGCGGTACTCGCAAACCTAAGCCAGCACCTAAAAAACGCGCTCCGAGAAAGAAGGCAGCAGCTAAAAAAGCAACAAAACCAGAGGCCACAGATGGATGAGGGCTTAAAATTTTGGAGAAGAATGCTAGCGACTCCTGACGGGTCTGCTGATGAAACGGGTGAAAAGCGCACAGATATGCGTGGTAGAAAAACTCGTTTTAAGAACCAGTTGATTCAGAATGGATACGAAGCCTCAAAAGCTGAAGAGATTTCTGTACGCTGTGCAAACAAGGCCTCAAGGAAACAGCAATGACAGTTACAGCACGCTTCCAGATGCCTGATTTGATTGAGCAAGGCCTTAACAATACGCTTGAGGTTGATGCTTGGTTCAATGGTGCACGTGTCACATCGGCCACCACAACAGGCACAGTGAGCGTGTATGATGACGCGGGCACAGCGAAGGCTGGCCCGGTTGCTTTCAGTATTGTTGCCGACAAGCCAACGCATACTTTCGGCGCGGGTACGTTTAGCGCAAACGATTATGGAGACGGCTGGTCAGTAGAGTGGACAGTGACGACGGGTGCAGGTGATGTGTACGTGTGGCGCAATGAGGCTGCATTGGTCAGGCGCAAGCTGTACCCGGTTGTGACAGATCAAGACCTCTTTCGACGCGCCTCTAGTTTGGATCCAGCGGGCACAAATCCCATCACAAGCGTTGCAAACTTTCAGAGCTATATCAGTGAGGCGTGGGTAACAATTCAATTGCGTCTGTGGTCGCAAGGCAACAGGCCCAACCTTATTATGTCACCCGCTGCGCTCCGAGATTGTCATTTGTTTCTGACTCTGGCTTTGATTTTCAGAGACTTGTCAACGCGTCTGAATGAGGCTTTCATTGAGCATGCAGAAAAGTACGATGATATGTTTGAGAGCAGTTTTGGGCAGTTAAAGTTTCGATATGATGACGGCGCAGAAGACGGCACAAGTGATGAGCCGGGCAGCCGGAAAGGCGCAGTCAGCACGGTCTGGCTTTCAGGTAGGCGTTGATGGCTGTTTTGTCTGTGTCAGGAGTGCGCAAACGCGTGCAGGATAGGATCACAACTGTGCTTTCTGGGCAGGGTTGGAGACACTCAAGATATGTGCCTGACCTATTCGGACAAGACACAGATCAAATTACGCCTCGATCTTTTGCAGTCGGCGTGTCATCGAGCACGCCAGTGGGTGATCGTCAACGTCTACCAGTGGGCACTGTTGTACGCACACAGCTTGTGGTGCGGTTTGCTTGGCGTTTGCGCGCAGACAACCAACTATCTGACTATGACGCAGCACTGGACGCTGAAGAGGATGTCCTTGCAGCGGTCATGTCTACAGACCTTAACAACTTACACATTGAGCTTGACACTATTCCATCCCGGACAGTTTCAACCGATGGTGATTTTTTTCTTGGCGAACTTCAGTTCATCTCTGAACATAGACTACCTCTCACATGATCCGCTCGGTTCACAACCGTAATAAGTGCTGCGGCAAAATTAGACATATTGGAGCTTTAAAGTGGCACTTTCAACCGTAGTAAAAAACATGCGTGACGGTTCTTTGACCATCAAAGACGGCACAGGCACACCCCTATCAATCACAGTCCAGTTTGATACTGGAGACTTTTCAATCACTGGCCTCAAGGCCAAGCTTGCAGAGACAACAGCATACGAAACACGTGGTCAATTGCGCACAGTGCGACACACGACACGCATTTATCCGACTGGTTCATTCACGGCATACATGGCTGAATTTAGTGAAAACAGTGTGGGCACGCTAGCCGATGCAATTCTCAAGAATGGCACTGTCTGGTCTGCTGCAATTTCAACTGATGCAGGCGGCGCAAATGCTGATGTCTACTTAGTAGACCTCGAATTTACGTGTGAGGGCACGGATTATGGAGATTCGAGCGACCATATTTTTGGCATGACCAAATGCGAGTGCGTCATTGACTTCAGTGAAAATGACCCTAACAGCTTCAGCGTTGCTTTCACCTGCTATGGTGCACTCACAGGCGGTCTTGCAACTACAGAATAGAATCAATCAGAGAGGACACACATGGATAACAATGAAGAGTACACGCTCAAAGACAACAAAGGTGAGTACAAGTTCAGGCTTGCACCACCAAACAGCGAATCAGACAGATGGTGTATCACCACACTTGCGTCAGACAATCAATGGTTTGCGGTGTGCGCTGCGCTGGGAGCGTGCTGGAGGGGACCGGGCAGGCCCAAAACAAAGGTTGAGAGTCACAAGTATAATTATGCGAAGTTCGGCAAGGCCGTTTTTGATGAATTGCGGGCACGTGAGTTTGATATAGAAAAAGCTTTGGAGGTTGGTTCTGTTGCGTTCATTATGTGCACAGAGGGCATCATTTCAGCGGAGGATGTCGAAGCAACGGCGGATTTTTCAGAAGCCCAGCCGGATCTATCGACTGGGTGATTCTTGATATTGAGTGTGCTTGGAGTCGTGAGCCCGGTTGGTTTCAGACTTTGGATGCAAAACAACAGACAAGGCTTCTTAGTTGGTGGAGAATAAAGCATGAGCATCATCAGGAATAGGAACAAGACGACTGTCAGATTTGGATCATCTAAGGTAATAACGACAGACCCAACATTTGCGCAAGCTGAAGAAGTCGCTAGGTCCTTGTTCCCTGAGATGTCTAAAATATTAGATGGAGCAATGTCCCCAATATACAAAACCACATTAGCGCACTGGCCTACTCCGGGTGAAAAGAACCCACAATCGACCGGAAGGTCATACCATGCCTTTCAATACAGGCGCGCCTATCTTTCAAAGAATGGAGTGCTAAAAACGTCTATTTCTAATAGTGCAAGAAACCCTAGAGATGGTTTCCAATACCCATACGTTGTGAGAACAAGGGCTACCAAAGGGAAAAAAGTCTGGGCTGTTTACGTTTCAAAGCCATTCGGTAAAACAACAAAAAAAATGATCAATGAGATGATTGCTGAATATCGAAACATATTGAGGCGCGCCAATGGCTAGAAAAGATGAAATTGTCAGAATTGCATATGAGGTTGATCTTGATGACGTTGTAAAGGCAGCAGCAAAAAAGAAGGGCTTGTCTGAAAAAGAAACGAAAGAGCTTTTGAAGCAATTGCGCATCAGAGAAACAAAAGCGATGAGGCAACAGGCAAGAATCACAGCCAAAGAACAAAGAGAAAGCAGCAAGCGTCGGTCAGCAATAAGAGCGGCAACTAAATCAAAGATCGAGTCTTTCAAGAAGTTTGGTGACGCTGCACAAGGCTCAATTGGTAGCATCACAACTAGAGTTTTCAACTTAGGTGAGGGCCTTGTTCAGTTTGCCTCTGCTGCTGGCCCTGTGGGGCTTGTAGGGCTGGCCCTTGGTGCTTTGGCTACTGGTGGAGTTGTTGCAATTGGTGCTGTGACTGCTGCAATGGTGGGGCTAGTTCTAAAGGCTGATGATCTCAACAAAGAGATTTCTAAGTTCAATGATTTGGGCGGTTTTAAGGATGCAGTCAGCAGCGAACAGATGAAAATGATTGCAGAGTTTAATCAACAAATCAAAGCAACCAGCATTGTTTTTAAGCAGATCGCGGTTTTGCTTGCGTCGGAGTTTGCTCCACATTTGCGCACGGCTGGTGAGTTGTTGCTAAGGTTGACGCTGGCGGGCAGAGATGGCCTGATAGGGTTAGCAGAAAGCACAGATCTGGTTGTAGAAGGCGTGGTCAAGCTTGTTAAGGGCTTTGGTATTCTGCTCACAGGGCCTGTGGGTGCCTTGAAGCTTTTGGCTGATATGACTGTTGCAGTGTTTGACGCGCTGGGCAAAACAAACCCAGCAATTGAGTCACTAAGGTCAGGCCTCAAATCTATTGATGCAACTGTGGATGGGTTGATAAGGTCAGGCGTTGAGTCAACCTTTGATCTGATTGGCATTGCTGCGGGCAAAGCGAGCACAAACCTTTCAAAGTACGATGAAGAGATAAGGAACTTTTTCAAGCAAATATCTAACGAGAAGAACAAGTCGAACATTGAAGAGGCTCAAAAGCAGTTGGAGGCCTTGCGTGTTAGACTGGGCCAAGTTGGTGCATCAACTTCTGGCCTTATTAAAACCTTTGATAATTTTCAAAACAAGGCGTTGCTAGGAATAGCTAACCCAGTTCAAAAAGTACAGATAGAGCTTGCAAATACTCTTGCACAATTTGAAGACTCAAGGAAAGAGCTTGAAAAGCAACGATCAAAGCTTGAGCAGTCTATTTCTATCGCCTCTAGTCGTGGGATTGACACAGCACTTCTTGAAAAAAACCTCTCTGCTGTTGAAAGCAGATTGAGCCAGTTTGAAGCATCCCGCGTTCAATTGATTGAAGGTGCCGCAGAAAGAGTCAAGGATATCAGGGCAAAAGAACAGTCAGAGCATGAAATGTCTGTTCAAGCAACGCAGCAAATCATTCTTAGCGCAGGCAAGCACATTGGTGCTTTTGCAAGCCAGCTTGCAGACAACGCCAAGGAGGGCACAGACGCACAGAAGAAAGCAGCGCGTGCAGCCTTTGCAATCAATCAGGCCCTTGCAATCTCAAGCATTACTATGAGCACGGCACAGGCGATTATGCAGGCTCTTGGCTCAATGCCTCCGCCGATGTCATTTGTCGCAGCAGGTGCGGCAGGGGTTGCAGGTGCGGCACAGCTTGCAACAGTCGTTGCAACGCCACCACCTTCTTTTCACATCGGTGGTGGGATTGGCACAAGTACCACAGCGCCTGATGAGGTGATGGTCAAAGCAAAGTCAGGTGAAGGCGTACTCACAGGAGCAGGCATGCGAGCCATAGGAGGCCGTCAAGGTCTGGCTGATGCAAATCGTGGTGGTAGTGGGAGCCGTGAAATGGTAGTTGTGCAGAAGTATCAGCACAGGCCTTTGGCTGTTGTGATGGAGGACTCTGTTAGAATGACTAACTCACCAATTCGCAGAGCCATCAAAGGCAAAAAGAAAGTCGGTCACAGGGGTTGAAATGGGCAACGATGCAAGCAGAGATCATTATCAAGGTTTATTGATTGAAGACTCAAGGATCTCAATCTGGGACGCGCAGACGACGGCTACAGAAGCCGGACCAAAGCCGGGCGTGCCAGAACCCCAAAACCAGACAGGAATGACTCTACAGGCATCTGGGAGCCAGTCAGCAAACAAAGACTTGCGCATCAGAACTCAACGTGGTGGATTTAGTGAGCCGGACGGTGCTGGATTCTGTTGGAAGAACAACGCTGACACTTTGTGGCGTGGTCGTGATGTGCCCGGAATAATCACACATTATGACGTGCTCAAATGGTCTGACTTCAGTGTGCCTCAAAAGTGGTACATTCAACCACATGCAATCACGCTTGAGGATGAATCAATCTTGTGTGCCTTTTATGAGCGGGATGACAGTGAGGCCTTGCCCTTCAGTGTAACGGTTGGAAAGAGGTCAGGAGGGGCTTGGACATATGTCAGAGTTAACACAACAGCCACACAGCCCACAGCCGATGAAGCCGAGTTTCATCCTTGCCTGTGCCTTCTACCTTCTGGTCGTGTGCTTTTGTTTCATTGGGTTGAGGATTTGGTTCGTGATGTGGCTCAAGTCCGTATGTGGTTTTCAGACGATGACGGATCAACATGGGCAATAGGTCAAGACAATGTCTTGGACAATCCAGTATCTGTTTCAGCAGCGTTGACGGGCTACGATGTGAGGCGGTTGAGGGTTGCATACTGTTCAGGCCAGATACTGATGATGTGTCATTTGAGATCTAACAACACAGCGTACACAGGCCGCGATGTCATCCGGCAGTATGCAAGTGCGGACGAGGGCAACAGCTTTGACAGCATAGAAGAATGGGATGGGGTTAACTATGCGGGCGGTTATGTTGATGTAATTGAGTCTGCTGGTCATTTTGTGGTGGGTTACATTCAGACCGAACCTTTGAGCACTGCACAGCCTCATGTGTTCAGGCTTGGCAATGCTTATCAGAGAGGCACAAGCGTTGCACACACTGTGATCGCTCCTGTTGGTTGGGGCGACTATGGAGCGGGTGCGACAGGTCCATTGCTGACAGATGGTGACTTGAGCATTGCAAGCACGCCACAGGGCACGTTGTACGCTACAGGACGCACAACGCCAAACGGCAGTTTCAGCAGTTACGACGAGACAAATCAGTGCATGATGCTGCGCTCTGATGATTATGGTGACACGTGGGCAGGCATTGGCCAGTTTGCTGGTTTGTCTGGGCTCACAGCTTTCTCTGGCGGTTGGTACAATCAGAACAAAGTAGACACTTGTCCACGTGCTTTTCAGATGACCTTTACAGAAGGTCGAATGGCAGTGCTCCACAATTGGCGTGCAAATCCGGGTGTTTCAGGCACCATTGACGAGCCTAGTCTTGCGGTCAGTTACTTGGGCGGTTCAAGCACAGTGACGATGCCGGGCTTTCAGCGTTTTCAAACAGGCTTCAGGCGCGTCAATTTTGAAGACACATATCTTCCCTTTGATCTGCCCGGAGCCATCACAACCAGATGGTCAAGCGGATGGTCTAAGTCAGGTGGCGGCACAGAAACGCTATTGAATGGGTATCTCAAGCTAGGTGATGGGTCATCTTCTTCAGTTTCCTATGTGACACAAGGCCTGCCAGCGGGCCACACAATCGAGCAGGGGATCATTTTTCAATGCTCGATGGCCATTGAGTCCGGTGGATCGATGGCCACGAATGACGTTGCAATCACCTTGAATTTGGATGATGGTGGTGTGAACGGCTACAGCTTGATTGTTAGGTTTAACTTCGATCAGGTCATCTTTCTTGATGGGCAGAGTGGTGCAACGCTTGGATCAATTCCGATGGGCGTTCAGGGGAATGGCGTTGACGTGCTCATTGGTCTTGCTGGCTCTAAATTTGCAAGCTGGTTGAAGCCAAGAGATGATGCAGCAGATAGAAGCTGGACAGTAGGCCCGACATCAACAGGCCTTGCCAATACCGGTGGTGGTGGCAACAGTCAGATTTTGTGGGGCAATCTTGCAACCTCTGGATCTATTTCAAAATGGTGGACGCTTCAAAGCGTGACAGGCAGCTTCACAGGCTTGCAGATAGCAGAGGGTCAGGTCAATCCAAATGACCTCATGCAAGCACCATTCAGCGCGTCAGGCACATACGTTGATGATGGTGTTGTTGTCCGTGCTGTTGATGGTCCTACAATTAGAGCGGATGAGTGGAAGATTGCAACTCGTTATGATTACCCTCTTTCGAACGTGCTTGACCCTAATCCAAGACGCGTCTGGCGCAGCACCTCAACCTCTTCACAGACTATCTCTTTCCAGTTGTCGAGCCTAGGCAATAGCGCGCTGGAGTCTGACGTGCTTGGCATTGGTCTTTACAATTGCAACTTTCCTTTTGCCCAGTTGCATGGGTACAACAGCAGCACAGCGGCATGGGTTTCCTTGGGCAACATTGCTTTCTATGAAGGCCTCAATGGGCTTCCATTTGCGCGAACGGGTGACAATGTGAAGGCCAACGGTGTGCCTGCGGGTGCCGCTCCTGTCATTTATGCTGGTGAGTTTGAGGATGCGCTCTTTTGTTTTGGGTCTACGAGTGCTCACACCATCAAGTCACATCTGTCAGGTAAGTGGAGCAACGCTAACACAAAGCCTGCATCGTTAGTGCTTGACGGGATTACAGGCGCAGAGGCGGCATCTGGCACTGCTCAAATACTGTCAAAGGACAATGTGATACTTTTCCATCTGCAAGGCTCTGACTATCAAGCCTTTAGAATCACACTGTTTGCTCCGGGTGGGTTCATACCTGCTATGAAAGATAGCTTTTTCCAGATCGGGCGGTGTGTGGTTGGGCCTGTGATTGTTCATGGAGATCAGACATCGTGGGGTCGAGTCATCGAAACCTCAAGCGGTACAGAGGTTCAAGAGGCACGTGACAGAACTGTGAAGACTCGAAAGATCGCCCCAACTAGAAGGATCATCGAGTACGGATGGACAGACGCGGTTGACACAACGGATGGGATCAACCCGGCAGGAGATCCAGATCCTGACTATGTGATGCCCAACACAGCAGGCAGCAGTGAGCCCATTGCGCTGAAAGACATCACTCCTTTTGATTTTGAGGGTGTTTTTCATCTCTTGTCAGGCCCTAACAAGCAGGTCATCTATCTACCAAGGATTGACAAGCAGGCACTAGGAACAACGCAAACGCTAAACAGAAGACATCAGAGCGCGTTGTGTAGAATTACGTCACCTGTGAGGCTTGAGAGCGTTCAGGGTGAAGAGATTGACAGTGAGGTTATCCGTGTGGGCACAGTCAGCTTTACAGAGGATGTGTGATGCCATACGCTGCAACACGTCGGTTGTTCTGGTCTGAACTTTTAGGAGACGCACAGGTGTACATGCTTGTGTCTGTTGATTATGCAGGGCAGACTTTCAGATGGTCAACCAAGCCAGTTGTCATCGAAGACGTGAACGGTGACAGCCTTTCTTTTGATGGTGGGCTCAATGAGCTTGATTTTGAGACGGTATTGCAGACGCTGGCAGATGCACCTGACCAGACAAGCATCAGCCTCGATTTGATGTGGCCCGTTGACATTGCTAAACTGGTCAGCAACGGTCATGACTTGAGCACTGCAAGAGGTGAGTTGAGTGCATGGATCGAGGGCAACACCTACGAAAACAGACAGGTTCTTGTGTCGGGTCGTGTTCGTCAGCCTATATATGCCGCATACAATGAGCCCGTGAGCTTTACAATTGAAGAGGCACCATTTGAGGACGTTGCTGAATGGCCTCCATCCAGTCAGAGAATCAATAAAGAAACATGGCCCAGATATAGAGATGCAGAGGTCAACAGGCCATATGTGCAAGTCATTGGCAGGCCCGGTGTGTATACGCAGCCTGACGGCACTGTGGTTGAGGGCAACGGCACGAGGGCGCAAGTGGTTGAAACGCGTGTGGGTGATTCAACTCAAGCAAGCACTTTGCTGATTGCAGGTCATCGGGTAAAGAGCCCAACAGTGCGCATCTATTACGTAGGGGCAGAGGGCTGGACACCTGATGAGGGCCTTATTGAGATTGGTGCAGGCATAAACTATGAGAGGCCTGTCTCATATCGTCAGGATGGGCTTGGAAACTATGTGAGCACTGTTGATATTTCTGGGGCTGCTGCTGAAATTTGCAGGTCAGTAGAGTTTCAGGTTCAATGGGTAGGTGCGGCAGAGGGTGAAAATGGTGGGCTTGTGAGAACGGATTCAGGAGGCTTGACGCGTGGAGCGGGTGACGTGATGGAATACGTGCTCAAGCAATCAACTTTGCGGGTGGATTGGGGAAGGTTTAACGCTGTGCGTCAAAAGATGAACGCCTATTTTCTCGATTTTTTTATGGACAGCAACGTCTCGCCTTGGGAGTGGATAAGTGACAACCTGTTGCCTTTGATGCCTGTGTCAATGCACTCTGGTGCACAAGGTCTGTATCCTGTCTTCTGGGACTATGCTGCAACGTCAAGAGATGCGGTTGACTCTATTGAGCATGGGCCAGGCGTGGTGCGAGTGTCCGGCATGGAGTACCAGACACAACCGTCAAAGCTTAGAAACAAAATCACACTCAAGTATGGCTATGACGTGGTTGAAGGTGAACACCAACGCTCTGCCATCCACACACCTGACCCAGACCTGACAGACAGCGAGCAAATCACATCGGAGTTTGCAAAACGCTCAAAGCTTCAATACGGCTTGAAGGCTGAATCAATATTCACATCTGAAGTTGTGAACGACGATGCGACTGCGCACAAGGTCACGAATTGGCGAATACTAGCAGAGGCGTTCAGCCACAGAAGCATCACCTATGAAGTCAGCCAAGAATATGCATATCTTGAGCTAGGTTCTGTGATCCTGTTAACGGATGCAGAGTTATACTTGCAGGATGTGGTGGCTCTTGTTCAGGGCAATCAGATAAACGACACAGGACGCATTGATTTAACCCTGCAAATTGTGGAGAATGTTGCAAGAGGTAACAAGTCAACGGGACCAAGCCCAGATCAAGGTCAGGCAGATCCGGGTGACTACGCTTAACAAAAGAGAGGACAGACATGGCACTACTCACAAAACATGAAAGAAGAAACCTAGACGCTGACGAGCGCAAAGCACTGCGCGCAGAACGACGGGCAGAACGTCCAAAGAAAGGAATCAACATCAAAATTAATTGGGATGGTTTGCTAGAGCGGGCAAGAGACTTGATGCTTGACATTGTGGCTGACGATATACCCGGACCCGACAAGATGGACGAGGTGCTAGCGTCTCTTTCAGAAGAGGCTGACGATTGGCTCAAGTGGGAGAAGTTAGGCGTGGTCGGTTTGCTGTTAGAGGCAATTGACGGGCCTTTGATTGCTGCACTATTTGGTGCACTTGTAAAGCCACAAATTCAACGACTCTATGAGCAGATGGTGGCCGATGGCAAAATCCAAACACAGTAAGCCACCAACTCTGACCATGATCAGAAACCTCATGAAAAAGAATGATTATGTGTGGTTTTCAAAGCCGTTCAGCGTCAATGTCGTGGGGTATCGTACAGCAGACATCAATTCAAACACGTTCAACGATTGGATGACAGTCAGTTGGAATGATGGGCAGGGCATGTGGTTCTTCAGGCGATGGCCTATCACTACAGATCCGGGCGTGTACTATCGAGAACACCCCATGAACGTCAAAGGCACAGCAATTCTCAAGCCCGGTCAGTGGCGTGGACTCTGGAAGCTAGGCACGTTCAAGGGCAGATATGAAGCTTTGCTACAAGTAGGCCCGTGCGTCGTCTATCGAGACAACGACAAATCAGCGACGATTGAACTTGATGGGGCTGAAGACATGGGCAGATTTGGCATTTGTTGCCATCGTGCAAGCAGCAGCCGAACGAGCCAAACCGTTGACAGGTGGTCTGCTGGGTGTCAGGTATTTTCTGACCCTGATTTCTTCGACGAGTTTTTAGCCATCGTCCGATATTCTATGCGAGCATTTGGCCCTACCATCAGCTATACTCTATTATGTGAGTGAGGTTTCAAATGTCTTCAAGCCCGACCAGCACGCTAGACGCGGTATCACGTCAAGAGGTGCGAATGGTTAGGCTTGAAGAACAGGTCAAGGCATTGTCTGCCGATGTTAGTGAACTCAAAGAAGAGCTACGCGCCTTCAGGCGTGCGCTTGTCAGCGAGATTAGAGCACAGACAAAGGCCAGAGAATCACGTATGCAGCTTTGGATGGCTGTGTTGCAGCCTAAAACACTGATACCACTTTGCATCATTGTGGTCAGTGTCCTTGCAGCAGGCAGCGGCATGGCCTTCACATGGGGAGAATTTGAGATAGGGTCTAAGAAAGAACAGAGGCCGTGATCACCACTCCACAACACAGTCATTGCATACGAACAACTTGTCTCCAACGGCTGAAGTAATATAGACACCGGGCTTGGTTTTGGTGCTACACATGCCGCACACATGAGGTGCAAGGTCTGCAAAGATGACCTCTTCAGCCATGCCGTAAGTGATGCCCCGACAAGCCTCAATGCACTTGACCACAAACTCACTGCGGTTCAGGTGCTTGCGCGCCTTGTCAATGTGATTCATTTGCGTTTCTGTCAGGTTCAGGTGCAGCCTTTTAGACTTTCGATGGTACTTTTTGAGATTTTGATCTTCGCTCATGCTATCCTCTTACTATGGGGTTCAAAATGTGGAGACTTCTTTTCTTTTTGTTACTGGGTTGTGTTGAGCCACTTGAGGCACCTGATGGTGTGGCCTTTGCCTTTGTTTGCAGGCTGCACGGCATCAAAGTGCTTGAGGGCTGGCTAACTGTACCAGAGGCCATTGCAGAACGTGCAGAGGCCTATGACCTCGATCAATACTTTCTGGAATGTGAAACGCCAGAGATGAAGGGGCTGAAGTGTCGCACGACGATGTGATGCTAGCGTCAACCATTGGCATCTTCTTTGTGCTGCTGGGCGGCGGATGTGGCATATGTTTCATGCTTGGTGCTGCTTTCGCTTCCTGTAATTAGGCCAGCACTTAGGATTTCAAATGCAAGAACAGCCACTGCTGGTACTTGTCCGTTTCCAATGGCTCTAAGTCGGTCCACCCTAGCGGCCACCCCATTAGCCACTCGACCCACGTCGGGTTCAATTGCCCAGACTTGATCGAAACCGAGGCCGATAAACTGATCTGCTTTCCTTTCGCCTTTCGGCGTTGTATGCAGGGGCTTGACAAATTCCCCCGATCTCGATGATCCGACGCTAGCGGAGTGGGCCAATAATGAACCGCTGCGCTCAATGGCGGTGAGTTCCTGTGAAAGTACGCCAAGGGGTCTAGTATGTTTCTGGAGTCCCAAGCCTTGGGTGTTGCCCACATTTGACGCTTCACCGAAGTTGATAGCCCGTCGCCACTCTTCTGCGTCAGGCCTTTGCGGTTGTTGTTGCCGTGCACTGTTGGGGTGGGCCAGAGGTTTTTGCTGGCCAGCGGCGTTGGAACGGTGCCCAAGGACCCACATTCGGTTCCTTTTATGGGGCGCGCCAACGTGCCAAGCTCCCAAAACACACCATCTGACATCATACCCCAAGCGGTCAAGCCCTTCGATAACTTCTTGCAGTCCTCTAGTGCGCAAGTTTGGTGAGTTTTCCGCGAAGACAAATCGAGGTTGTACTTCTTTAACAATTCGCAGCATTTCAAAAAATAATCCTGAACGTGCGCCGGTAATACCCGCACCTTTGCCACAGGCTGCGATGTCCTGACATGGAAAACCCCCGGAAATAACATCAATTGAACCTCTCCACGGTCTGCCGTCGAACGTGCAGACATCGTCCCAGATCGGGAACGGTTCAAGGTGCCCATCTCTTTGCCGGGCAAGCAAGACGCTTCTGGCATAGGCATCAATTTCAACAGCGCATTTGGTGCGCCATCCAAGGAGGCGCGATCCCAACAGACCCCCTCCTGCTCCTGCAAATAGTGCCAACTCATTCACATGCTCACCCGTATGAACTCAGCAAGTACCATTATGGCCAAGAGGCCAGCAAACAAAAGATGTGCAATAATGTCAGACATACAAACTCCTTGGTTGTTTTGAGAGCGTATATCATCTGATTAAAATGTGCAACAATGTAGAAAAAATAAAATAGTTGTTGACCCATGTTTTCAAATGTATAGAATCTTGTACATGAGGGGATGAACAGCCCCCCTCGTAGAGAGGACACAATGACAAACGCACACACACTTAAAGCAAAGCTAGAAAAAACCGGTTGGGCCCAAATGAACGGCAAAACGTATAGTGTCTGCGAAGCATTATTTGGCGGAGAGATATATTGGACGGTTTTGGTGGGGAACGTTGGTTACTTGTATAAAAATGGCTCGTCTGTTTCAGCGTTAGAATTAGATGCCGACGATAGTGTAGGATATGAAATGAGTTTTTTCCCTCGGCTTTCGAGAGACGAGGCAGTCAACGCATGTCTTGAATACGTAAAACAAAACTAACAATTTCACAGCCCCGAAAGGGGCAAGGAGGACACATGAAAACGTTAAAATTGAAAGGATGGCCACCTGAAAAGGTTAGAGTTGAAATAACTGTGGGAGCGCGAACTGTAGACTGGGCTATGACGGTTTCAGGCTGGTCAAGGCTGCGATCTAAGCGCGCAATGGCCTACATGATAATGCTGAACCATGAGGCGGATTTTGACTGTTACAACGTCGCGCTGCGCTGGGTAGGCGGTGATTCAACTTATACAGCTTTCGAGATGGTCGAGGTGCAGTCATGGGACCGTGACGAAGCTGAAGGGAATCCGTTGTATCACTTTGACCCGGAGGTGCAATGGGCTGGCCTTGCCTACTTAGACTGGTAACCTAGGCGCGCAGACGCTTCCAAAGGACGCGCAGGGGCTGCAATGGGGCCTCTGCAAAGTCATCACAGATACGCTTGTATCCGAAAGGAGCACAGGCGTTTTTTGGTTGGTAGTACCTAGGCGTGTGACCCTTTGAGCACGGGCTTTTTGGGTAGGTGTAGTCTAGATGTGCACACTCGCTGCACTGCTTTGCACTGCTCATTGCCCATCCTCCCAGTATGGCGGCATCCAGACGCGCTTTCCTTGCTTCCTTGCTGCTTTCCATCCCATGTCTTTCAACATCGTGCTGACGATTTGCTGATGGGCTCGGTTCCAACGGCCCTTCTCGATCTCAATTGCCTTCTCAAGCACGTCATTGACGCTCACAGGGCCTGTTTGCCGGGCGCAGTATGATTTGACCAAGCCTTCCCAAGGATGGCTTTGCACGTACTCTGAACGCCTCTGCTCATATTCTACCTCTAGTTCAGGCGGCAGGTGCCAAGTCTCACCACCAAAGAACGCGTGACAAGCCTCTGACCACAGCCTGTCTCTAATCTTCTTCAGCCCGAGACAGTCAATCTCATTCGTCTCCACAGGCCAGAAGCGTCTATTGCCAGTCGTATCAATCAGAAATTCTTGATCGTTTGTAGTCCCACAAAACACAGTATGCCTGTGAACCTCGACAACCTTTGACCCATATGAAGGCCTGAAACGGTCTTTACTCGATGACAGAAAAGCCTTGATTGCTGTTGCCTGTGACCTCTTCATGCTGTCCAGTTCTGCAAACTCAACTATCCAACAACCAGTCAAAGCCTGATATGCATCCTTGCTTTTAAGGTCAATTTGCGAATCATGAAAATACTCCTTCGACGCTAAGAACTCAAGGGCTGTGCTCTTGCCTGTGCCTTGTGTACCCTTCAGAATGAGAACATTGTCCATCTTGCAGCCTGCCCGGAACGCACGGGCGACAGCACCTATCAACCACTTTCTGCCAACTGTAGAGAGCAGATCTTCAGCGTCAACGCCATTCATGTCAGTTGACACGCCGAGGTAGTCAAACATCCAAGTATTTATCAAACCTGAATACTCTGACACAGGATAGTCAGCCATGCATTGCCTCAAATACTCTCTCAATGGATGCCTTGATACTCCCTTTCTACTTCCAACAATATCCACAGCCAATTCAACCATTTTCGTGGTTGGGTCAATTTCATAGTTCACCTGAACAAAATCAATCACGTCTAGCAAGTGTTGCTGTTTCCAACTTGTGACCTCTTGGACATCTGAAGATTCATGAGCCTCAACCATCGTGAGGTCTGTAAACTCATTTTTCCAAATGCGGTTTGACCATCGGCTATCGCGTTGAAGGATGGTCTTCACGTTTTTGGTAGTGCCTTTGAATTTGGGCGGGCCTTCATATGTGGCGGGCATCTTCATTGTGTCAAGGTGTGGAACCACAGCCGGTTCAGGGCCTATCTGTTCAGTCATCAGCTTCAGTTTCATTGTAGTTCATCCAATGGCCCGAACCATCCACATGAATTCTGGTGGTTACAAGAGGCAGTGTATCGGGTTTCAGGGTTCAAAAGATACCACACGCTTTGAGCGTTACATTTTGGGCACTTGATTTTGTGGGCTCGGTTTGCATCGATTTGCGCACCAAGACGTTGAGCAAGGTCAAGCCGGGCCTGTGTGTCTGCTCGATAGTTTGCACGGCCCTTGTTCAACCTCTGGCGTGCTTTCCAGCTGACAGCAGGCTGTGCAATGGGCTTGCGAGCCTTCACCTTCTCTGATGCCGTTACTGTGTACCATTCACCTGTGTGATTGACATGCGTGAAGTGACAGTCTGAATCAAGTGGGCAAGTGGGCACATAGTACATCCTCGATGGGTCACTGCATTTCACGTCAGGCGACTCACCACAGGACAAAGCACGCTTGTGTGACACCTTCCACACCACAGACCAGTCAGCAGCCGTGACAGGTCGCTCAAAAGGTATCACGATTCTGAACTTGTGGTGCTCTTCTGTGTGGCTGTACGACGCGTGAATGACGTGATTAAAGTCAGACCATGGCCTTGCAGCCTTCTGCCAGCTTATGCCGTCGTCAAAGTCCCACACAAGACAAGACACATCAACCACATTTGTGGCCTTTCTGGTTTCACCTTCTTTGAATCGAGCGGGTGACCACAGCCTTGACAGTCGTTTGTCAGGTGTCTTCTGGTATCGTGTGAGGCTTTTAATCAAACTTGTCCACGTCGTGCTGATGGTTTTCGGTTGTTTAGGGTAGACCCAAGTGTCCTTTTTTGGCCAGTAGTAAGGTGATTCAAATAGGCTAATGCTCAAATCCACGTCTGGTCTCGACAAAGCTTCTTGACCTTGGTGAGGCACCTTGAGGCAATGACATCGTTGTCATCAATCAGATAAACAACTGGCTCAAGTTTGCCAGTGCAAGGCCTCCTGATGCGTCCAACACGCTGTTTGACGCGCTCAACGGCACTGACGGGCATGGCACAGATAAGAGTGTCTAACCTAGGTATATCCAGCCCCTCATCTGCAATTGTGGTTGCTATAAGTACCCTGCAAACGCCATCACGGGCTGCTTGAATAACCTCTTCACGGTCTTTGATTTTGCTATGCAAGGCTCTGACCTTCTCTTCACCTAGTTCGGAGGCCAAATACCTCGTGAGTATTTCAACGTGCTTGACTCGTTTAGTGAGTATGAGCACAGAACCGCCTTCATTCACTCTATTGCGGGCAGTGTTGGCAATGAGGTGGTTGCGCTGGATGTCGTTCTGGAGTCTGTCGAGCAGCCCATTAAAATCATCGTCCCATCCATGCCGCACAAACCGCACAGAAGGCTTCAAGACATAGCCCAGACCTTCAACGTCTTCATCCTTGACCGTGTGGAAGATTGGGCCACACGTTTGAGTCACCCATTCACCTAATCCGTCATCTCTGTCAGGCGTTGCTGTAAAACCAAGACGCTTTCTACATGGCAAGCTGGCCATCACTTGACCAAAGGTAACAGCGGACACCCTGTGACACTCGTCTGCAATCACCAACCCATGCCTTTCACCCATTGACCAAGCATCCACAAGGTCAAGCCGTGCAATGCTCTGGAAGGTTGCAATTGTGATATTGCCCGTCTTGCCTCGTTTATTGCTCCACTTTACCACCTTGACACGTGTGTGCTTTTCGATGGTCTGCTTCCATTGCTCCATCAAATCAATAGACGGCACAAGGATGAGCACTTTTGAGGCACATGATGCTGCTATATGTACGCCTGTGATAGTCTTGCCTGCGCCGGTAGGCATCACACAAACACCATCACCATCCAAACGCCTCCAGTCCTTGACGGCTTCAGTCTGATGGGGCCTTAACTCCAAATCACAGCGCGCCTCGTTTGCCTCTTCTTTGGTCCTCAAGGGCCAAGACGTGGCATCTGTTGCGCCAGATATGTCAACTGATTTGCTGGCGTGTCTGGCTACCCACACGCCTCCATAATAGTCTTTGTATGGATGAATCTTAACCGCACCCGCATTGAAAATGCTCTTTTCAACTGGCTTGCGCCTCTTGCCAAACTTTGAAGCCTTCTGGTTCTGTGTCCATTTTGGGTTCAGTTGACGTGTGAGCATTGCGGCACGCCGGGCAGTGGTTATTTCTTCAAATTTGTAAAAGAGTGCTCCTGCAATCAGCATTGTTTTAGCCACACTTCAGAGCCCTTTGCAGGGTCAACCTCAAGGATGTCCATGAAGACAGCCCATTGTCTTGCAGAAGGCTTGCTCTTGTCAGACTCCACATTGTGGACCGTTTGCCGATGGCATGAGGCCATTGATGCAAGCTGGTCCTGTGTCAGCCCGGCTTTTTGTCGACACCAAGCCAGAAATTGACCGGGTGAATTAGGAGTGATTGCAGATTTTGATGACATGTGATAATCTCCATTTCATTGATAATATTCTCAACATATTATTGTAATTACAACAGCGAGTAAAAATATGCAAACTGAAAATGAAAAAAGCGATCGACTAGATTGGCTGAAGTGGAGACAGTCAGGGCTTGGCGGTTCAGACATTATGCAAATCCTTTTGCCTGACGAGGTGAGGCCATATGGCGGTCCTTGGGATGTGTGGTTGAGCAAAAAGCAAGAAGTCGTGATGGATGAGGCCAATGCTGCAATGGGTATCGGTAATTGGTTAGAGCGTCCAATCGCGCAATGGGTTGCAGATGAAACAAAAAGCACGTTGATTGATGCCGAGGCTGTGCAAGGTCCAGAGGATTGGATGAGGTGCACACCTGACTTTTGGTTGAAGGATGCGTCAGGTGCACAGCAGGGGCTTGAGTGTAAGGTGTCCAGCAAAGGAGGCCTCTGGAGTGCTGGCGTGCCTGATTATGTGTATCTTCAGGCTTTGTGGTGTATGATTTGCACTGACACAAACGTGTGGCATGTTGGGGCATATTTACCGGGCAGCTGGAAACGTGCCAAGTGGGTCGTTGAAAGAGACGCAGCAAAAGAAAAGGAGGTCATCAAGAAGACACGCGATTGGTGGACGCGCCACATCGTCAACGGTGAAGTGCCTGATGTTGATGGGTCAATTGAGTGTATGAAAGGCCTATATAACGTGTACCCAGAGCCAAAGGAGGCAGCAAAGCCAGCAAATGACGATGAGCAGAAATTGATTGAAGACCTCATCAAGCATAATGATATTTTGTCAAATGCACAGAAAGAGGTCAAGAGGATCAAAAATCAACTTGCCTTGGCGGCAGGCGACAATGTGGGCATATATAGTGACCTTGGAAGGTTTACGTGGAGCCGTCAGAAGGGCATCACGAGGCTTGACAGCAAGCGGTTGAAGGCTGACAGGCCTGACTTGTATGAGCAATTCAGCAAAACGTCAGAGCCAAGCAGAGTTGCGCGATTTACTAAAAAGAAAGAGGACACAAAATGAGCAAAACAGACATGAAATTGGTACTAAAACACATGATGCCCAAGATTGAAGAGGTCATCAACCATCACCTGACTCCTGACCGACTTGCACGCGTGGCTTTGATTGAGGTTGCCCGTACTCCCAAGCTAGCGGATTGCAGCGCGCAGTCATTTGCAGCGGCAATCATGCAGTGTGCCATGCTGGGGCTAGAGCCCGGTGGAAAGATGGGATATGTGCATCTCATTCCACGTGGTGGACATGTAACGGTCCAGATTGGCTATAAAGGATGGGCAGAGCTAGCGCGTCGCTCTGGCAAGGTAGCAGGACTGAATGCAGGCGTGTTTTATCATGACGACATCGAGCGTGGTCTATTTCGGGCATCTAATGAGCCTGCTGAAATAGTGCACCAATGGGCTCATGACGTAAAGAAGACAGATGATGAGCTTGCAGGTGCATGGGCTGTCGCAAAGATGAGAGACGGGTCACAAATACAGGTGATTTTGACACGTTCAGACATACAAAAGCGTATGAAAAAGGCCATGTCTGGCGGCAAGTCGGGACCTTGGCGCGATGACTTTGCGGCGATGGCTCGCAAAAGTGCAATCAAAGCACTGTTGACGGGTGGCTTGGTTGATTTGAGTGAGGAACTTATTGAAGCAGTCAACACAGAGCCCGATGAGCACACGGTTGTTGAGGTAGTTGATGAGCCTCTTGTAATTGAACAACGTGACAAGCCTCTGGCATCTGGGGCTTCTGATGCATAGATTGTTGTATGTGTTGGCTTGTTTGTGATATAGGTATTGCATACTCGGATCGCGTCCGTAAAAGCTGACACAAGCATATAAACTATGGAGCGATAATATGAGTCAAGTGGATACAGTACGTCAATTGGTTCTTGATAGGTCTGGTGCGGACTTGTCAGGTGCTGCAAATTATGGTGTGGCAGTGTCTGACGCTGCTGCACAATGTGCCAGAATCGATTGTGATGGTGTTGAGTACGTTGATGTGACGGTAAAAATCACAAACGTTGGTTCTGGGCCGATGACAAAGCTATTGCTTGTGGGTCGTGTTTCAGGTGCTGCTGACCCTGTTGTTGGTACTCCAGCAGACTACAGCCCGGTTGTCACAGAGGACTTGAACAAGTCAACAGGCGTTGCCACGTGTGTGCCCTATCAGATTGAAATGCTAGTCGGCGCCGTTGGTGAGTTCACTTTCACCTTTCCTGTGAGACAGCGATACTTTGCGCCCATTGTATGGGTTGACTCTGCAACGGGCACAAGGGGACAGGTGTTTGTGTATCGTCGGGTGAAGTGATGGCAATTGTTGACGACCTAGTGGCTCTTTACTCATTTGACACAAGCGGGGCACCTACTTTGGGATCTGCCACATTCATTGCGGCAAATGGTGTCAATCATGTGGGCAATGTGGCAGATTTTCCGAACCAGTCCAGTGCCTATTATCTGAACTCTCCATATTTAACGCTTAAAAATGCTGCTACTGATAACTACACACATTCATTTTGGTTCAAAGACTTAAAAAATAGGGCTGCTGCTCCATACGGTTTTTTGATGGCTTTAGGTTATAACAAGGAGACAGGCGGCGCAGGCGGGTATGCTTATTGGGACTATGAAACAAACTATGATGTCGTAATCTATACTAATGATATGCTTGGTGCATATGGTCACGCGAACACTAGCGCGTCGTTGAGCACCCTAAACAGTACCGGTTACCAAATGACCCAAGCATTGTATAATGGCACTGGATGGCATCATATGATGTGCGTTTTTGACGGTACACAAATGACGTACTACATAAATGGGGCACAAGTGGGAGTGCCCGTAAATACGACCGGCGCGTTTAAGCTTCAGAATGTTGGGTCATGGACTGATTACTCATACGGAGCTTTTGACGAAATGGATGAGCTTGCAATATGGCAGCGTGCTGTCACAGCAAGTGAAGTGCTCCAAATTTACAATGCAGGGCGTGGGAATTTATCTACTCTTTTGCGCGTTGCCTCTGTGCCTGACATAACCGGCAGCCCGGCTGTCACAGCAACGTTTGACGGTTCAGGCTCAACGGGTGCTGCCTACTATCATTGGTCATGGTTGAGTGGGCTGCCGTTGCCCTTTCCTGACAACGGGGCCGCTACTCCGATTGACATGACAGGCAACTTGGCTCTGTATCATTTTGAAACGACTGGGGCCACCACTCCTGATACGAGTGGTGGGAGTAGGAACTTAACTGTAAATGGTGCCACACAATCCGCAGGTAAAGTCGGGAACTATGCCTTTGATTTTGATGGAACTAACGACTACTTAGAATACACAGCAGCGGATGTCCTACCCGGTACAACTAATGCAATCTCCATTGCGTTTTGGCAGTATGGCGATGGAGGCAATAACTCTATTATGTGGGCCGAGGATGGGTCGGGCACCCGAGTAATTAATATCCATTTACCTTGGGGTACGACTGTTTATTTCGATTGTGGGTCTGGATATGGATCTGCAAGCCGACTAAGCAAAAGTGCTGCTGCTAGCGAATATAGCGGGCAATGGAACCACTGGGTATTCACCAAGGACGTTAGTTCTGGCACCATGGAAATGTATCTTAATGGTACATTGTGGGAGTCTGGAACTGGAAAGACTGATGCTTTACCTACAATCACAAAGCTGGTTATTGGTGCGCAATCAGGTACGTCAGCGTTTTATGACGGGAAGATAGACGAGCTTGCAGTTTGGTCTAGAGTTATTTCGGCTAGTGAGGTTTCGGGAATCTATACAGCCCAGACTATCGGGCTTCCGCGCGTGCCGAGTGGTTCTAGCATCGCTAACGCGTCGATACCTTTCCCAGATAGCGGGGCCACGTCTCCTATCAACATGACGGATAACGAGGGGCTGTGGCACTTCGAGGGAAATGCTAACGACACCTCTGGGAATAGCCGCAACGGTACAGTTACAGGTGCTAGCCTTGTAACAGGCAAGGTGGGCTTACAGGCGTACCAGTTTGGCGCAGCTGATAATATCAATTTCGGTGCCGCGTCGAACTTCATCACTGCGGATTTCACTATCAGCCTTTGGCTCAAGGGAGATGCGGCATGGACTCCAGCAGTTTACGATTCAATTGTGGGTGCGTCTAACGCTTTTGTTTGGAACTCGGGATTTGGTATATTTTGGCACAACGCCACAACGATTCGCTGCTTTGTGGGGTCCTATGGTGGCAACTATGCTGATATAACTGTATCAGCTGCAAACTGGAATCACATCTTAATGACGTGGGATGGGGCTAACATTAAAGCCTATCTGAATGGAGGCTTGGTTTCTACTAAAGTCCACACATCTGCACTAAATGGGTTGACAGAAAACTTTTATGCAAGTTGGCTGGGCACGCATGGCGGTGGAGAGCAGACTATCGACGAGCTAGCGATTTGGTCTAGGGCCGTTTTAGCTACTGAAGTTTTTAGCATTT